CTTGAGCAGAAGATCCTGGCATTTCTGAATCCCGTCTCCGGCTCCGGCGACGGCTCCGGCGACGGCTACGGCTACGGCTACGGCTACGGCTACGGCGACGGCTACGGCTACGGCTCCGGCTACGGCTACGGCGACGGCTACGGCTACGGCTACGGCTACGGCTCCGGCTACGGCGACGGCTCCGGCGACGGCGACGGCTCCGGCGACGGCTACGGCTACGGCGACGGCGACGGCTCCGGCGACGGCTACGGCTACGGCGACGGCATCAAGGCGCTAAACGGTCAGACGGTCTATCTGGTTGATAGGGTGAGAACGCTCATTGACGTGTGCCACGACGCCTACGCTATGGGACGGATACTCCACTCGGATTTGACCACGGAGAAGTGCTTTATAGTCAAGCAGGACGGGATGTTTTCACACGGGAAAACGCTGAGAGAGGCGCGAGACGCACTCCTTGAAAAGCTGTTCGACGACATGCCGGAGGAGGAACGTATTGAAAAGTTTATGGAATCGCACAGCATCCATGAGCGATATCCGAACCGGGATTTTTTCAGTTGGCACCACCGATTGACCGGAAGCTGCCTGCAAGGGAGAACGGCATTTGCGCAGGATCACGAAATTGATATTGACGGTAGCATGACCACCAAAGAGTTTCTGGAATTGACCAAGGACAGCTATGGCGGGGATATCATCCGCCGCACAATGTTGAGATACAACGAAGCATAAGAAAAGCCGCCTTGGAGCGGGAACTCCGAAGGCGGCAAACATAGATTAACCATGGCAATTATAGCCCGAATTAAGGAGAAATGCAATATGATTATTAAAATAAAAACCAGCGATATGAGCCGCGCTGATTGGCTTTCCGAGCGCCGGAAGTCTATTGGTGGGTCTGAGATTGGATCCATTCTGGGCCTGAACAAATACGCCTCGGCTTATTCCGTTTGGGCGAATAAGACCGGGAGGGTGCCCGATGCCGAACCCAACGAGGCTATGCGTCAGGGCACAGATTTAGAGGACTATGTGGCCCAGCGTTTTTCAGAACTGAGCGGTTTGAAGGTAGCCCGTGAGAACTACATCATCCGCAACACTGATTATCCCCACCTCCATGCTAACATTGATCGCCGGATCATCGGCCAGAAAGCAGGGTTGGAATGCAAAACCGCTTCTGCCTATAGCGCTGGGCGGTTTGCTGGTGAAAATTTCCCCGAAAGCTACTACGCTCAGTGTGTTGCCTATATGGCAATCACCGGGTATCCATACTGGTACTTGGCCGTGGTGGTACTCGGTAAAGAATTCAAGGTATTCCAGCTTACCACTGTGTCGGATGCCGCTACACCTGAATGGTGTGAGGGCTCTACATACGTCAGTCCAGTGGAATTCGTCGCAATCCGGGACGCTGCGGCTGAGTTCTGGCATTACATCGAGTCGGATACTGAGCCTCCCGCAGATAGCGGAGCGGGAACGGCAGAAGCCTTGCTGGCAGTACACCCCCATTCCGATGGTACCACCATTGACCTATTCGGATGTGACCGCCTCGTTGAGGATTACCTGTCCGCAAAAAAGCGCTCCAAAGCAGCTGCGCAGGAAGCCGATGCAATCGCCAATCAGCTCAAGCGACGGCTTGGAGATGCAGAGCGCGGTACCTGTTCCGACTTTGCTGTAAGCTGGAAAAGCCAGAGCCGCCGGAGTCTGGATACCAAACAGCTTCAGGCGGCACACCCTGAATTAAATCTGAGTGACTACTACCATACCACTGAATACAGAAAATTTGAGGTAAAGGAGATTTGAACATGAACGAAGGAATTATTTCTAAGGCCCAGGAGCAAAAGGCCGTTGCCACAAGTAAACAGCCCAAGGGCATCCGCTCCTTGATAAAGAGCATGGAAGGAGAAATCACTAAAGCGCTCCCCTCTGTCATTACGCCGGAACGTTTCACCCGGATTACGCTTTCCGCTCTTAGCACCAACCCAAAACTGTCAGAATGCAGCGCGAACAGCTTCCTCGGTGCTATGATGACTGCCGCCCAGCTTGGCGTTGAGCCCAACACACCTCTTGGACAGGCTTACCTCATTCCCTACCGCAATCACGGACGGCTGGAATGCCAGTTCCAGTTGGGCTACAAGGGCTTGATTGATTTGGCCTATCGTTCTGGCGAAGTCAAGATGATTCAGGCCCACACCGTCTACGAAAACGACGATTTTACCTATGAGTTGGGCCTGGAACCTAAACTGCATCACATTCCTGCAAAATCTGATCGCGGCGCCCCTATCTTTTTCTATGCCGTATTCCATACCAAAGACGGCGGATACGGATTCGAAGTTATGTCCATTGAGGATGTACAAACTCACGCGCAGAAATATTCCAAGTCCTACGGAAACGGGCCTTGGCAGACCAATTTTGAGGAAATGGCAAAAAAGACTGTCCTTAAACGTGTGCTCAAATACGCCCCGCTGAAATCCGATTTTGTCAGAGCCATCAGCACCGACGAAACCATCAAGGACACCATTTCGGACGATATGTTCGCCGAGCCTGACGTAACAATCGTGGATTCCGAGACGGGCGAGGTTGTAGCAGCTTCTGAGGGCGGTGAAACCTGATGCTGAACCATATTGTTCTCATGGGCCGCTTGACCCGTGATCCGGAGCTTCGGCACACCGGCAGCGGGATTTCGGTTGCTTCCTTCACGCTAGCTGTTGACCGTGATTACAAGAGCCAGAACGGCGAGAAGGAATGCGATTTTATTGACATCGTTGCATGGAGAAACACGGCGGAGTTCGTCTCCAAGTATTTTGACAAGGGCAGCATGGCGGTGGTATCCGGCAGGCTCCAGATTAGGGGCTGGACGGACAAGGAGGGCAATAAACGCCGGAGTGCCGAGGTAGTGGCAGATAGTGTCTACTTCGGCAGCTCCAAGCGCGATACCACTTCCGGCAGCTATGATGCTCCCAGCGGCGGTTCTGCTGATTTTACCCCGCTGGAGGACGACGACAGCGATCTTCCGTTTTAGGAGGTGTACATATGCCGATTAACAGCAAAGCAAAGGGCAAGCGCTTTGAGCTGCGACTGGCTGGCATCCTGCGAGACTACGGTTTCCAGGATTGCCGCCGGACAGCGCAGTATTGTGGGAACACCGGGGACGCCGCCGACCTTGTGGGGCTCCCAGGCATCCACATTGAGGCGAAACACCAGGAAAGGCTATTGATCTACGATTGGATAGGTCAGGCCGTACACGACGCCGCAGAGGGTGACCTGCCCACCGTATTCTGTACAAAAAACTACCACGACATTCTGGTAGTGCAGCGACTCCCGGAGTGGATCACCATGTATCGACCATATTTCGAAGAGATTCTGGGGAGGGAACGCCAATGCCCAACAGGATCTTAAAGGAAAGCATCTGCACTAGCGACAGCATAGACGGGCTAGGCTGGTTTGAAGAGGTGCTGTTCTACCGTCTTATCGTAAACTGTGACGATTTCGGGCGATTTGATGGACGTCCCGCTATTATCAAAAACCGTTTGTTTCCGCTGAAAGAGACTTTGACCGTGAAAGCCGTCACTGGGGCGATCAATAAGTTGGCGAGTGCAGGTTTAGTTGCTCTGTATGTGTTTGAGGGCAAGCCGTACCTGTACCTACCAACTTGGAATTACCACCAGACTGTACGTGCCAAGCGTAGCAAGTACCCTGCACCGGAAGACGGATGTGAAAGCGTGAATACATCTGAAATCATTTGCAATCAGATGAATGCAAATGTCCCCGTAATCCAATCCAATCCGAATCCTATTCGTAATCCGAATACGAATGCGGAAGACGCAGGCGAAGCGCCTGCGTCCACCTCCCCTGCCGAAAAACGCCACCAGTATGGCGAATACCGGAATGTTTTGCTGTCCGATGCAGACTTGGAAAAGCTGAAAGCGGAATTTCCAACGGATTGGCAGGCCAGAATTGAGAACCTCAGTAGCTACATGGCGTCCAAGGGCGCAAGCTACAAGAATCATCTGGCCACCATCCGCAACTGGGCACGGAAGGACAGGGAGAAAACGCCACAAAAGGCGTCAGGACTGCCAGACGGCAATAGCGCCTTGGAGGAGAAAGAATCCGTGAAGAATTTGCAGGCGTTTCTCGCTGAACTGAAAGGAGGCGAGTGATGAGTGCGCCAAAAAGAAGCTGTAAAACCTGCGTGTGGAGGCTGGTAAACGCAGGAAGCACAAAGGGCCTTCACTGCGGCTATTCACTCTGCCTCACCCACCACTCCCGGCTATGGCTGCATTACCAGAGGACAGGACGTGAGAGTTTGGACGGAATGACATTCGACGCCAACTGCACCGAGTGGATGCCGGGGAACCCAAAGGATAAGTTATCATTGTTGCAGGATGATCCGGCGATGGTTACTGATAAGGCATGGGCGCTCTTGGCAAGGGAACGTGGGATAGAACCTCCTGCGAAGAAAAAAGTGGAGCGAAAAAACTATTGCACAACCATTGCGCTGGATATGCAGAAGGCGAAAATGCTGAAATCCATGCAAAAATGGCGGGAGATCGCTCAGATTGCAGGCATGAGCATCGGTGGGTTAAAATGCGCATACGAACGCAAGCGAATCAATAAGCAGGCCGCCAAACGGCTGAAAGAGGCGTTTGGGATTGATATTACGACTGGAGGAAAACAAAAATGAAAAAAATCCATGTAAAACTCACGTTTACCGAGCCTTTGCTTGGTACAGCCCCGTCCAACGAGGACATCTACAGCGATTTCATCGGGAGCAAGTCCCCGGATGCAGCGTCCATTGAGGACGAGGTAGCGGCGCTTGTGTGAAGCTATACGGAAGGCGTTTGGTGACGTAAATGACGAGAACTGAGCTTCTAGAGAAGGCGAAAACAACCGTTTGCGGTGACCGGGAACAGGATTACGGCAGCCCGGAAAACAGCTTCCAGCGAATCTCTGAGTTCTGGGGGACGTACCTCAATCAGCAGATTACGCCGGTAGATGTGGCTGCAATGATGGCGCTGCTCAAATTGGCAAGGGTCGCCGAGGGCCACGCCAAGGAGGACAACTGGGTTGACCTGGCCGGGTATGCCGCCTGCGGAGCAGAAATCGAAAGCGGCGCTGTACAGAATGCGACGGAGGTGAAATCATGAGCTATACTGACGCCCTACGCATCGTCATCAAAGGATCAATCATGCTTTCATTCGGATATGAAATTGACAAAGATACCTTGTTGGAATATACCGAATCGCTACGGGTAGTGCTCCAGCGGGCGGAACAGGAGGTGACAGAATGCGAGTCCTGATAGCCTGCGAGGAATCCCAGACCGAGTGCATGGCGTTCCGGGCGTTGGGACATGAGGCGTACAGCTGCGATATACAGGAGCCGAGCGGCGGACACCCGGAATGGCATATCCTTGGGGATGCGCTGGTAGCCGTGAGGGGGGGACGGATAACCACCATGGACGGACAGACACATGATATACCCGGATGGGATTTGATGATAGCGCATCCACCCTGTACATATCTTACCAACTCCGGGGCGGTGCGAATGCGGGTAAAGGGGCAGATCGTCCAAGAAAGATATGAAAAAGCAATGGAGGCGAAACGGTTCTTCATGGCTTTTTTGAACTCTGAGATTCCGCGAATCGCAGTAGAAAATCCAACGCCGATGAAAATTGTTGGGTTGCCACCATATACACAGGCAATACAACCGTATGAGCATGGACACCCATACAGCAAAAGGACGTGCTTGTGGCTCAAGGGGCTGCCGAAGCTGGTGCCAACAAAAATCATTGCAGAGCACATGCCATACGTCAACGGTGGTTGCAAGGATGCTAACGGAAACTACATAAGATTCCAAGGCAGAAACGAGCGTGATCCAAAGGTAAGAAGCAGGTCATTTCCCGGGATCGCCAGGGCGATGGCAGAACAGTGGGGAGGGTTAACATGATAATGTTACTTGTAGGCTTAACCATCGGTGCCGTGGTTGGGTTTGGGGTTGCAGCACTGCTGAGAGGGGGAGAATGAAAATGGCGATAAAAAACTACACAAGCAGCGTTGATGTGTACGTCAGTCTCGGTGAAATACAGGCGGCACTTGCCAAGGCCGGTGCAATAAAGATAATGGTGGATTACGATTCCACCAAGCCTGTAGCTGTGACATTTGGAATTAAGACAGCTGCTGGTGTTCGAGGTTTTCGGCTTCCTGCTGCGGTTGATGGTACTATCAGAGTGTTCGCAAGGCAAAAAGTTAAGGCTGATCGTGCGCAGGCCGAGCGGACTGCATGGCGGAACGTCCGTGACTGGGTTCTGGCGCAGATAGCCCTTGTGGAATCCTGCGATGCCGAAATGGATGAAGTTTTCCTCCCGTATTTGATGGACGAAGATGGGAATACGCTGTATCAGGCGTATTCAAACGGGAGGCTTTTGCTTGGAGGCACACACGATGGAAATTAATAACTGCGCAAGTTGCACGTATTTTCACGCTGGGAACGGTAATTGCACAGCAGTCGGCGGATTTTGCACAGCTCAAGAATTTACGGCCCAACAGAGCCTTTTTGTAGGAGGTTGACACCGAATAATGGCTACTTACTATTGCAGTAAAAAGGCGTTTTCCCGCTGCCCATACAATCGATTCTGTGGTTCCGCAGGGGAAGCAGAGTTTAATGACGGAAGCGAGTGTGCAGCATTTAATCAACAGGTGGAAAACAATACAGGAGGAATCGGTATGGAACTATGGCAAAACAGTGAGGGCTACAACGACCCTACAGCATACGGTGCCATCAAGTCCGAGAACACCAGGGAGGACGAGCTTGCGCGGCTGATTAAGATGCTGAAATATGTAATCGGGCTCAGCGACTTCGAGCTGGTGGGGCGGATCGTGCTTCGGGACAATGATGGGAGGGAATACCGGTGAGCAGCAGCCCCAGTGAAATCCTAAAAAAGGCCCGGAACGTAGACCGCCGGGTTGCGCTTCTTGCCGATGAGCTGGAGAAACTGGATAGGGACTTGCAAACGCTAAAATCCGTTGACTATAGCAAGCCGATTGTGCAAGCCTCTGGCGGGCATGGTGAGGTGGAAACCACCGCCATCCGAATTGCAGACCGCAAGGCAGAACTCTCGGCGGCAATACAGAACCAGTTTTCCATACGCGCTGACGCAATTGAAATTGTTCATTCGCTCCCGGAAGGGCCAGAGCGGGACGTGCTGACGCAGCGCTATATCCTGTGCAACTCCTGGGATCAGGTAGCCAGCAACTTGCATTATGTATACCGCTATTGCGTTCAGCTTCACAATTCCGCTATGAAAAAGATCTCACATAATCTGACATAATCTCACTGTATAGCGAAACAACAATGTGATATGATTACAATGCAAAAGCTAGGTGAGCGGGGGAATGCCTGCTCACCTTTTCTATGCCGGGGCATGGTGCGGGGCAGTTTTGCGTCCTTTCGGCTGTTATGGTGGTTCAAGTCCACCACCCGGCACCAATTTTACGCACAAGGTGGTGAGCACATTGTGGCAAACGGTAAATACCAAAGATGGCTGGAGCCTGATGGGCTCCTGCTGCTGGAGGGATGGGCCAGAGATGGCCTGACAGAAGAGCAGATCGCTCACAACATGGGGTGCGCATACTCCACGCTCAGAGACTGGAGAGACAAGTATCCGGCACTTTCGGCAGCCCTAAAAAGGGGCAAGGAAGTCGTAGACATAGAAGTGGAGAACGCCCTGCTGAAACGTGCCCTTGGATATGATTACACCGAAGAACGTGTAGAGATCAGCGAAAAGGATGGTCGAAAGGTAATCCAAATCACCAAGCACATTGCCGCTGATACCACGGCGCAAATATTCTGGCTGAAAAATCGCCGCCCGGACAGGTGGCGGGACAAGCCTATGCCAACTGCCGCAGGGGACGGGGTGACCATCATTGACGATATGTAGGCTCTCAGAGGTCATGGGCCCAGCATACAGGGACGTTCATAAGGCCGTAAAGAGCGGCAGCTATAATCAGTTCGTCCTTGCAGGAGGGCGTGGCAGTCTGAAAAGCTCCTATGTATCGGCGGAGGTAATCCTCCAGCTGCTCCAGCACCCGGGTATCCATGCGGTGGTGCTGCGCAAGGTCGCCAACACCCTGCGCAAAAGCGTATATGCCCAGTATCAGTGGGCGATTGATAAACTGGGACTGTCCAGCAAATTCCTCGCCACTGTCTCCCCTATGGAGCTGACCTATTTGCCCACCGGGCAGAAGATTCTATTTTTCGGCACGGACGATCCAGCAAACCTCAAGTCAATCAAGGTACCATTCGGGTACATCGGGATTCTGCATTTTGAGGAGTGGGATCAGTTCAGCGGGCTAGAGGAGACCAGAAACATTGAGCAGTCGGTGCTCCGTGGCGGTGCGATTGCACTGGAGTTCAAGACCTTCAACCCGCCGAAAACACGAGACAATTTTGCCAACCGGTACATTCTCCAGAGCAAGCCCGGGCAGCTGGTACATAAAAGCACCTATCTACAGGCTCCGCCGGATTGGCTGGGGCCTCGATTTATAGCCGATGCGGAGCATCTACGGGATACCAACTTTCCTGCCTATGAGCATGAGTATCTGGGCGTTGCCAATGGCAGCGGCGGACAGGTATTCGACAATCTGGATATTCGGATAATTACCCCAGAGGAAATCCATGGGTTTGACCGCATTTACAACGGAGTGGACTGGGGCTATTATCCCGATCCCTGGGCGTTCAATCAGATGCACTATGATGCCGGACGGCGGACACTGTACATCTTCGGGGAGCTGACCCGGCGCAAGGCCGGCAACCGGGAGACAGCGGATGCACTGATCGAGTACGGGATCACCGGCACGGATCGGATCACTGCTGATTCTGCGGAGAAAAAGTCCGTGCAGGACTACCGGGAGTATGGCCTGGATTGCCGAGCTGCCATCAAAGGCCCTGGCAGTGTGGATTATTCCCACAAGTGGCTCCAGTCGCTGACACAAATCGTAATAGACCCTGACCGCTGCCCGGACACGGCGGCGGAATTTTTGAATTATGAATATGATCGGGATAAGTCGGGCGAAGTAATCTCCGGCTATCCGGATCGCAACAACCACCACATTGACGCCGTGCGATATGCAATGGAATCAGTGTGGAAGCGGAGAGGTGAGTAATCATGTGGCTGTTTGATAAGCTGCTGAATCGGAATCAGGCAGGCATTTGGGATGAAGCGGACATTTCCTTGCCGATGGCACGGGCAATCACAGGCTGGCTTAACGCCTTTTACAATAATCCGAACTGGGCCACCAATCAGGTACGGCTATCGGCACTGCCTTCCACCATCACCGGGTTCGTGGCAACGCTGGTAACAAATGAGCTGTCTATTTCCTGTGGCACCAGCACAAGGGCAAAGTATATCGAGGAACAACTACAGCCGCTTACTCGGAAACTGCACAATGCGGTGCAGTTGGCAACGGCAGGCGGGCAAATCATCATCCGCCCGTTTGTTCAGGATGGGAAGTTTTATTTTGATTTGGTGCAGCCTGGGCGCTTCTTTCCCACCCGCTTTAATCCAGATGGCCGGGTTATGGCTGGCTACTTTGTGGACTATCGGGATGTAAAGGGCAAGGAGTACATCCGAATTGAGCGGTTTGACTGTGACGGAAAGCAGATGATTGTCAGCAATAAGGCGTACCGTTCCGCCGGGGATATTATGGGCTCAGAAGTTCCGCTGGCTACCGTTCCGCAGTGGGCAGAGTTGGAGCCGGAAATTACAATCAACGGGATTAAGCAGCCATTGTTCGGCTGCATTCAAATGCCGTTTGCCAACACGGTAGACGACGCATCCCCGCTCCCGGTGAGTATCTATGCAAATGCCATGGACAGCATCATGGAATTTGATAAGGTGTACTCCGAAATGCTCTATGAGCTGCACTCTGGCAGGCGGAAAAGCATTGTAGAGCGTCAGGCGCTTGTTCCTATGCCGAAGGACACGAATAAACGTGGGAAGCGTTTCCACTATTTTGATCCGACTTCCGACGTTTATATCCTAGATCCAGCAGAGCAGGCCAAGCCGTTCCAGGACTATTCGCCGGCACTACGGACAGCAGAGTATATGACCGGGCTAAAAGCCATTTTGCACATAGTAGAAAACCAGTGCCATTTGTCCCCGGGAACCATGGCAATTGACGAACGCACAGGTACTGTGACGGCGACACAGGTCATTTCGCAGGATCGCACCACCTACAACACCTGTTCTGCCATTCAGCAACAGGGCGTTACGCAGGGGCTTTTGGACGTAATCACTGCCATGAATGCAATGTGTGAGCTGTATCAGCTGGCCCCTGCCGGCGAACTGGTTCCGGCGGTCACTTATGGTGACGGCGTATTTGAGGATACCCAGCAGGAGTTTTCCCGCCGGATACAGATGGTGCAGGCAGATATCCTCAAGCCGGAACAGCTGCTTGCATGGTACTTCGGCGTAGACGTGGAAACCGCTCAGACGGAATATCTCAAAGAGCAGACGGATACCGTTGACCTCTTCGGAGGTGCATAATGCTGCCGCCGGGCTACCTGGAATCGCTCCCTGACAATGTGGTGGAGCTGATCCGCGAGATGGAGGATGCCATCCTCTCCAAAATGGCGATCCGTATCACCAAGTATGGCTGGACGGATCAAAGCCAGTGGGAGAAGGACCGTCTGGAGGCCGTGGGCGTTGTCCGCTCCGACATTGTGCGCATCCTGTCCCAATATACCGGGCAAACGGAGCAGGCAATACAGGACGCCATGGCGGACGCTGGGCGGACAACTGTTGCGCAGGATCGGCGGTACTATGAGGCCGCTGGAATGTGGAGAGAGGAAGCAATCAACCGGGAAGCCATGAACAAGGTGATTAACGCCGGGATTCGGCGCACACAAGGCACCTTCCTAAACCTCACCGGCACATTGGCAAAGGAAACGGCCAAAGAGTTCACGAAAGCCATGGATCGGGCATGGTTGGAGGTGTCCACAGGTACCATTGATGCACCGACGGCAGGCCGCAGAGCCATCAAGGAGCTATGCGCCAAGGGCATTCAGGCAGTCAGCTATCCCAGCGGGCACACCGACCATGTGGAGGTGGCGGTACGCCGTGCACTGGTCACCGGCGTCAATCAGGGGGCTATGGCGGTGCAGGATGAGCTTATGGGCGAACTGGACTGTGATCTTGTGGAAACTACCGCCCATGCAGGAGCACGCCCGGAGCATGCCCTATGGCAGGGCAAAGTATTTTCCAGATTTGGGCGGACGCCGGGCTATGCAACGCTGGCAGCCGGTACCGGCTTTGGCACTGGCGCGGGACTGGGCGGCTGGAACTGCCGCCACTCCTATCATCCCTTTTTCCCCGGTTACGAATCGGCCTACTCCGATGATATCCTCAAAGAGTACCAGCGCAAGACCTGCACCTATAACGGTAAGGCACTGACGGATTACGAAGCGTCCCAACAGCAGCGTTACTTTGAACGTGGTATACGCCGCTGGAAACGGGAATACACCGCCATGGATGCAGCCGGTCTAGACACCACGCAGGCATCTGTGAAGCTCAAACAGTGGCGGGAGAGGGAAGCAGACTTCCTAAAGCAAACGGGCCGCAGGCAGGATTCCAGCCGGTCACAGATCGGGACATTTGGCAGGAGCGAAGCCGGGAAGGCAACGTGGCAAGCAAAGACTGCTGAGCGCAATAGAGCTTTTATTTTGAATGACGCTGCCGCAAAGGCAGCAAGCTCATTGCCAAAGAAACGAACAATATCAGATGTGGAAATTCAGCACACGCTTGATGTCAACATTGGGAAGCTCCAAGGCGTTGTCCCCTCCGGTACAACAGGAACGGATGCATATGTAATGGCTGGAAACGGGACATCCACACCGATCAGAGACCTCCGGCGGCTCTATGAGGCGTATCCCGAATATGGTGACGCTTCCGGTTGGGAAAAAGTTTCTGCAACTGTATATGGAAAACACCACCATTATGTGGTACACTGGTATCAGAATAACGGCAAGGTTCCGGCGGAAGAAATTAAGCTCAAGGGGGCGAAGTAATGAAGCTGAAATATGTTGGTGTCAGCTTTGGCGTTGACGGTCTTACGGATGGCAAGACATATGACGCTGAGTATGATGCCGAGTTGGATGCCTACCGTGTTATCGACGATAGCGGCGAGGATTATCTATACTCTACAACCAATCCCAAGCCCATTGCCGTCAAGAATCATCCTGGCGGACGCTGGGTAAAAATCGAAGATTAACCGCTTTCCTTCGGGACGGCGGTTTTTCTGTACCCAATTTCATATAACCAAGCCTGCATCCTTTGGGGTGTGGGCTTTTGTTATACCATTTCACCGGATGCCGGGTGGGACGTGGCACGCCTGCGCGGGGGTCGTAACCCCGGTAAATATTAACGGAGCAGGAAGGAGAACAACATGAAACGCGACTATCTCAAGAATCTGGATATCGGCGGCGGTGCCCATCTGTCGGATGAGCTTATTGAGCAGATCATGGCAGAGGACGGCAAAGCCAAAAGCGAACTCCAGAACACCATCAATACCCTGACTGCCGAGCGGGACGGACTGAAAACCCAGCTCAGCGACGCCAATACCGCAATCCAGGCCTACAAAGACATGGACATTGACGGCATCAAAAAGGCGGCGGCGGACTGGGAAACCAAGTACAACACCGACACGCAGGCCCTGAAAGATCAGTTGGAAAGCACCAAATACGGCTATGCGGTGGAAAATGCCGTGGGTAGCCTGAAATTCACTAGCGAGTCCGCCAAGAAAGCCTTTCTTGCAGACCTGACCGCTAAGAAGCTGCCTATTCAGGAGGGCAAGCTGCTGGGGCTGGAGGATTTCACGAAAGACTATAAAGAAGCCGATCCGGGCGCATTTGCGTCCAATGAACCCGCGCCCTCTTTCACCATTGGAAGCGGGCAGAAAACACAGACCGGCACTGCATCAGATTCCGCTCTGCGGGCAGCGTTCGGACTGGAACCTAAAGGAGGAAAATAATTTATGGCAAATTCTATTGCACTTGCGCAGCAGTTCGTCCCTCTTCTGGACGAAACCTATCAGCAGGCATCCCTGACATCTGATCTGGACGGCGCTGCCGACCTGGCACGGCAGGGAGCCAATGCAAATGAGCTGATTATCCCCATGATGACCATGCAGGGTCTGGGGGACTACAGTCGCAACAGCGGCTATGTGGAGGGCGATGTGACCCTTACCAACGAGACCGTCACCTGCAACTTTGACCGTGGCCGCATGTTCACTGTGGACACCATGGACAACATGGAGACTGCGGGCATTGCATTTGGCAATCTGGCCGGTGAGTTCATCCGCACCAAGGTGGTTCCGGAGCTGGACGCCTTCCGCTTCTCTCAGTACGCCTCTGCCGATAATATCAGCAAGGCAACCGCTGCCACCCTTTCCACCGGTGATGCCGTTATCAAGGCGCTGCGGGCCGCAACCACCAAGATGGATGAAGACGAAGTCCCCATGGAGAACCGGTATCTTTACATCACTCCCACCCTTCACGGCCTGATTCAGGACATGGACACCACCAAGAGCCGGGAGGTACTGGCACGGTTCGCCAAGGTAGTGGACGTGCCCCAGACCCGGTTCTACACCCAAATCGCCCAGAAGTCCGGCAAAGTCATCACCGGCGGTGCCACCGAGAAACCCACCACCACCGATGAGACCGCAGGCGGCTATGTCAAGGGTGACTCCGCAAAGGAGATCAACTTCATGGTGATCCACAAGCCCGCCGTCATCCAGTTTGAGAAGCACGTAGTTCCCAAGATCATCACCCCGGAGCAGAACCAAAGCGCCGATGCTTACAAGTTCGGCTACCGCAATGTGGGTATCGCTAAAACCTACAAGAATAAGTCTGCCGGCATCTACCTGCACACCAAGGCATGATCGGAGGTGGTGCGGCGTGACGCTCAATGAGCTGATTTCCGGCTACACCGCCGACGGCGGCAAGCTGTCCGGGGATGATCTCCGGGCGGCAAGCCGCACCGCATGGCGCTGCCTCTATGACCGGACGTTTGGGCGGGTGTACAGCAGCGACGACCACGGGGAGCTGATTCAGCAGTGCTTCGACGAGTTGGTTGATGCCGTACACCAGCGTTGGCACGGCGGCAACCTCGCGTCCCAGTCCGTGGGCAGCTGGAGCCAGTCCTATGCAGATGGCAGCCAGACAAGCGACCAGATTTATGCTGACATCATCCGGCAGTGGTTGGGTGATACCGGCCTATTGTATCGGGGGTGGCCCGGATGATGTTTGGCCAGACGGTTACCATCTACAACCGGTACGGCAATGATAATCCCGCACGTTGGGGCCGGAGGTTACTTCAAGGGGTGTACTGGCGCGCAGGCGTTGGTACGTCCCTCAGCGTTACTGGCGTCACTGGCGGGCAGCTGGAATGCCTGTTGATTCTGCCCCATCGTGATGGATATGTTTCCCCCACCATGTATGCTTCCGCTGAGAGTCATGACGATATCTGGACGCTACAGCCCGGGGACGCTGTGATTCCCGGAGAAGGGCCCGATGGAGAGATCACTGGGGCAATCCAAAAGGCCGTACCGGGATGCAAACTGATTGCCAGCATTACAGACCACTGGTACGGCTCCACCATGGATCACTGGGAGGTGACGTGCAAGTGAGTATCAAGGTATTTTCCAATATTGACACCACCGCAATCTGCCGGAAGTACGGACTGGGCAGTTCCAACGCCGCACGGAAAGCGCTGGCTGCCAACGTGCGTCGCCGCAGTGATAAGTATGTGCCAATGGATCAGGGCAACCTGAAAAACACCTTCCAGATTGCGGGGGACGGCAGCGCCATTACCTACGTCATGCCATATGCCCGGAAGCAGTACACCACGCCATACCGCCATCGTGATCCACGGCGCTGCCAGTATTGGGATCGCGCCATGATGGCGGCAGAGGGCGATGCAGTCGTGCGTGAGCTGGAAGCGTACATCAAAGGGAGGCCCGGGAAATGAGCATTACATCAGCAATCCGGAACTACCTGGAAAATTATCCGGGACTGTCTGACGGCATGATGCATGTGGACTGGCTCCCCGAGAGCGCCAGATACTACAGCATTGAGAGTGTGCCGTGCGAACCGGTGCTCAAGCAGTACATGAGCGGCAGTTCCCGGCGGCAGTTCCAGTTCAACCTCGCATCCTCTATGTTCTACAGCTCTGATGTGGAAAACCAAACGGAAAACATGGAGTGGTTTGAATCCTTCGACAGCTGGATTCAGACGCAGAATCTTTTCCGGCGGCTCCCCGATCTTGGGGCCGGCCGGAAATGTCAATCAATCGAAATCCTCAGCAGCGCATACCCGGTTGCCGTGGACGAGAACGGCCTCGCCCGGTATCAGCTGCAAATGGGGATCACCTATTTACAGGAGGGAACATTATGAAAATTTCCGAATACATGGCGAAGGTCACTGCGGCAGAAGCCACCGGCGAATATGTGGGCCGTGACATGGTGCTGGGTCTGGATTGCAGCGAGACTACAAGCCCCGCAGCAAAGCCCGGCGACTACACCTATGTAGGCGTCCACGTGGAAGACTACGGTGCAAAGCTGAGTGCCAAGACCGAGGACAAGTCCTATGTCTACGAGGGCGACAGCACCATCAAGACCTCTACCCAGCGCACCTTCCAGATCACCGGTCAGGCATACATTTCCGATGAGTTTGTAGACTTCATCCGTTCCTTTGCAATCAAGTTTGGTAAGGGCAGCACCGTGCAGCGGAAGTATGTGTATTTCCACTCCGCCACCAAAAAGGGCGAGACCGGCACCATGACCATCATCGTCAACAATGACGGCAATGGTGCAGCGTCCTCCCCTGCGGACATTGACGTGGAGCTCAAGTCCAGCGGCCCTGTGTCTGAGTACACCTACGCCGAAACCTGAGTAAGCATTCCCGCCCCCTCCCTGTGAGGGGGCAACACTGAAAAACTGAATGAGAAAGGAGCCTATACCATGGGCAAGTATTTTACATTTGTTGACCGCTATCTCACTCTGGAATTCTTTGAAGAGGACCAGGTGAAGGTCACGCTTTTCATCGGAGACGACATGGACCGAAAGATCGACAGCGCATTCAAGAAGCTTCAGAAGCCGATGCCGGCTGCGGATAAAATCGGAATCCTCAATGATCTGATCGGCGAAGAGAATACCAGCGAGATCCTTGAACGGATGGACGAGGCGGACGGGTATGCGCTGGATCAGGTGCTGCTTTACATCCACAGCACCTATATTGAGGGTAAAACAAAAAACCTGCAGGCCGCCAAGGCTGGGCGGAGCCGGAAATAACATACAGCCTGTGGCATATGCCAAACGCCCTGCGGATCAACGGAGAGATCTACCCGATCCGCACAGACTTCCGCACGGGGATTGAATATCAGAGGATTGCCGCTGCAGGAACACTGACAGCGGCATCTTTTTTAGATCTCTGGTTTCCAGACAGCCAACCAGAGTACGTATCGGCGGCTATTGAGGGGATATCCCGATTCATACGGCGGAAGGATGCGGCTCCCGCAACGGCGGAACAGCAAAACGGACCGGTGCCGTATGACCTGACAGCAGATTCCGACGTGATCGCTGCAGGCTTTCTGGAGCGGTATGGGATCGACTTGACAGCCCCTGAAACAGATATGCACTGGTGGCGCTTTATGGCGCTGCTGGAGGGGCTGTGCGGCCCCGATTTCTCACGCCGGGTGGAAATCCGAACAAAGGATCTTGGCAGTATGAAGGCGAAAGAACGGGCCCAGTGGATCAGGCTGCGCAATCTCTACGCAATCCACCCGAACGGAGTAGAGACTGTGGCCGATCATTTACGGCATTTGGACGAGATCATTGCAAGGAGCGGAGGTGGAAACAATGGCTGACGGTAAGGTTGTCATCGAAATTGATGCGGAGACTTCAGGGTTTGAAACCAGCTTAAATAAGGTAAAGGGTACCGCAACGGACGCAGCCGGGGCCACGACAGATTATGCAAAGGCCAACGAGAATGCAACCAAAGCCCTAAAGCTTGTCGTTGGGGCTGCATCGGCTGTGGCAACCGCCTTGGGGGCAGGTGTTACGGCGGCAGTTACAGCGGGCAGCGCCTATGAAACCGCATTTGCCAAGACCATGACCATCATGGATCAGGCCGTCGTATCTGCAGGAGATATGTCAGACGCTATTCTGGACCTGTCCAACAAAACCGGCACTGCGGCCACGGAACTGTCTGACAGCGTATATAACGCCATTTCCGCCACCGGCGACACAGCCAATGCGGTCTCTCTGGTAGCAGATGCATCTAAGCTGGCTACAGCAGGATTTGCAGATGAGAGCGACGCGCTGGGCGTACTGACCACCATCATCAACGCATACAACATGTCTGCCGAAGATGCCAGCAACATTTCGGACAGTCTGATCCAAACCCAGAACCTCGGTGTTACCACAGTGGGACAGTTGGCAAGCTCCATGGGTAAGGCCATTGCAACGGCATCTGCCTACAGCATTGATCTTGGCAATCTGGAATCTGCCTATGTGTCCTTAACCAAAGCCGGTATTTCCACGGAGGAATCTACCACCTATCTGTCTTCTATGTTTAATGAGCTGGGTGATTCCGGTTCGGATGTGGCGAAGGTCATTCAGGATAAAACCGGAAAGAGCTTCGGGCAATTGATGCAGTCGGGGGCTTCTCTAGGTGACGTGCTGGGAATCCTGCTGGACAGTGTCAATGGCGATACAGAGGCATTGATGAACCTGTGGGGATCCGCCGAAGCTGGCAAGGCGGCATCGGCAATAGCCGGACAGGGTGTGGAAACCTTCAATTCCAACCTGGAGCAGCTGCGAAACAGCACCGGCCTTACCGAAACGGCCTATGAGACCATGGCCAATACCCTGAGCTTCCAGACCGATATGCTCAAAACCCGGATCACCAATCTGGGGACTGCAGTATATAGCTATTTTGACGATTCCATCACAGAAGGCGTGAAAAGCTTGTCTGACGCATTTCTGGAATTAACGGATTCGGTGGAAGGCGGGTCATTATCGGAGCAGATGGAGCAGATCAGCGCCGGTGTGGCCGACTTGATCAGCACTGGTGCTGAGTTGGCCGCAGATGTGCTCCCAAAGCTCATTGAAGGCGCTGCATGGGTGCTGGACAATGGCGGGAATATCGTTTCTGTTGTGGGCGGCATCGTTACCGGCATTGTTGCATATAAAGCGGCAGCACTGGTGGCAACAATCGCCACGAAGGGATTCACTGCAGCGCTGGCAATCAATCCGATTGCGTTGGCGGTAGCCGGCGTTATCGGGCTTTCTGCCGCACTCGGCGGATTGGCCAACAGCATGGGCGAGACACTTTCCCCCGCAGAACAACTGGAAAGTGACATTGAGGCCAATTCCGAGGCTACGGCTGGTTTGGCTGAGCAGATCGATAAAACCAATACCGCTTATTCTGAGTTTAAGGGGCAGGTGTCATCCAGCGCCGAGGACAATGACAAGATGATTACCAGTCTGGTGGGATTGGTGGCTGCCTATGACGGCACGGCATCTTCTGCAGCAGATGTGCAGGCTCTTGTGGACGAGCTTAATGCAGCAATCCCCGGCTTGAATTTGGAGTTTGATCAGCAGACAGGATCGCTAAACCGATCCGAGGAAGCTATGCGGGCTCTGAATGAGCAATACGAAGCACAGCAGCAATATGAATCGGCCCAAAAGAACCTGACAGATATGCTGGACAATGAGGCAGATGCGACCGAAAAGCTGGAGACAGCGCGAGCAAACTTAAGCTCTGCGCAGGACAAGCTTAACGCCTTTGAGGAAGAGCATACCCACATTGTAAACGGGAACCGCATAGCCAATAGCGGCTATGAACTGTCTTGGAAAAACGCAAAAGACGCTGTTACGGAGGCAAAAGATGCACTGACCGATGCGAACACAGCTATGGACAATGCTAAAGGTGCTGTGCGCACCGCCCGGGCAGATGTAGATACCTACGGAGACGCATTGGATCAGGCCGCAGCAGACGCAGAGCAATTTGCTGACAGCACAGACAGCAGCACGCAGAGCGTGGAAGCGCAGGAGCAGGCTGCAGCGGAGGCGACCAAATCCATTGCACGGATCGCCTTGGACGCACAGAATGCAGCGGCTGCCGGCGGAGACCTCCGCACAAAATACGACGAGCTATCGGGTCAGTTGGAAGAGTTGACGGGTACAGGAGACGCTTACATTGAAGGTCTGGCAAATCAGGCCCTATACCAGCTGAATGTTGCAGCCACCACGCAGGAGCTGGGCACCGCGGTTGGTGATATGGCCGGGGATATCGGAATATCCACCGAAGAAGTTGCAGCATATCTTGCGGGCGCAGACATGTCCGTGGAGGAATTTCAGGACAACGTAGCCAGTGCTACAGATAACGTAGTCAACAGTTTCCAAAAGGCTTCTACCAGCCTCAATATGAGCCTCAGCGAAATGAAGGAGAACCTTACTGCCAACATTGAGGCACAGGCCAATTGGAATAACAACATGGAAACTCTCTGGAATCGCGCTGTTACCAGCGGAGATTCTGGGACAAGAGCGTTGGTGCAGCAGCTCTACAACATGGGGCTTGAGGGCGCAGAGCAGGTAGCGCAGTTCGTTAATATGTCAGACGAAGAGCTTGCAGAGTGGAGCGGCCTGTTTGCTGATGCTGGCAATGAAGCAACCGAAAATGCCGCACTGGGCGCTGCCATGGGAGCCGGAATGCTGTATGATTCTGGCGTAGAAATGGGTACGCAGTTCAGCGAAGGCTATGCCAGTACCGATACATCAGCCTCTGGCGCTGCGCTGGCTGGAAACGTGGCAGCCAGCATCACGGCACAATCTCCTATTGTGGAAGCTGCCGGCCAGCAACTGGGTATGGCTGCCCATACGGCCATTGCAAATATCAGCTGGACGGATTTGGGCGACGCTGTGGGACAAGGCCTTGCATCTGGAATGACAAGTCAGTCTGCAGCCATGCGTACTGCGGCACAAGGGCTTGCCACGGATGTCGTTTCGGCTTGGAATGGCAAATCTGGCACCTTCAAGCAGGCTGGGGCTAATGCGGGAACCAGAATTCAGTCCGGGCTTTCAGGGGAGCTCGGTTCGGTACGTTCAGCGGGCCAACGGCTTGCCGACTCGGTTACATCTGTTTGGACATCCAAGTCCGGGGCTTTTCAGCAATCCGGATCCAACGCAGGGGGGAAACTGTCAACCGGCTTGGCAAGTCGGTCGGATGCCATCAGAAACAGCGCACAAACCCTCACCGCCATTGTGCTGACCGTCTGGGCAAATGCAAACGGGCAGTTTCAAAGTGCCGGTGCATCGGCATCGTCCGCAGTCGCACAGGGCATTTCCGGTGGGAGAGGCATCGTGTCCAATGCCGCTTCCAGCGTAGCCAATGCGGCATACTATGCCATGCAGATTGATGGATGGTATAACCTTGGCTATAATATCTCCGCCGGTGTGGCCTCCGGCGTTCGTGGCGGCAGCTATCTCATTACGCAGGCCGCTCAATCTGCCGCACAAAGTGCGCTGGCCTCTGCAAAGAAATCGCTTGGGGTCAACTCCCCTTCCCGGGTGTTCCGGGATCAGGTGGGCGCCATGATCCCCGCTGGTATGGCTCAGGGCATCGCCATGGCAACGCCCAAGGCCCAGAAGGCTGTGGAGCTGACATCCGAACAACTGCTTCGGGCCACCAGAGCAGCGCTACGGCCAAGCGGAACGATGCAGGAAGCACATTACGTCAACAACACCATTTCCAACTACAGTTACTCTGCCAATCGTGGAAACACGGTAGTCCTAAAAGCACCGGTGTATCTGGACGGTCGGGAGATCGCCCGTGCATCTGCGAAATATACGGGCCGTCAAATGGCCTATCTGGAGGGATTGTAATGCACCGAGGGATCTATATCAATCAGCATGACATTCGAGAGTACGGTGCAAAGCTGCAGATGGACTATGCCATCAGCGGCGGGGAAATCGAAAACATTACCAACCGCGGAGCAGGACGGAGCAGCACACTGCTGCTCCGTCAAAGCCGCGAACCCTTGGAGATCACCCTGCCACTGGACATCTACGGCAAAGACAAACGAGAAACCATGGACCATCTGACCGGCATCATGGCACTGCTTACCGGCGCCTTCGAGTTGGATCTGTCTGACGGCTACGCATATACCTGCACATGCAAAGAGATCGGAGCAACCGCATGGATCAATGACGAAATATGCAGTGTAGATATCACGCTAAGCGGCTTCAAGCACGGGGTACCAATGCAGGTATCCGGCACCGCACCGCTGCGTGTGTACAATCCAGGCACATGGCCGAAGACCGATTGCAAGCTGACCATCCGGGCACTGTCCATCCCGGCCGGTACACTGGCAATCATTAGATTGTTCCATGCCACCGAACTAATTACGGAATGGACGTTGACGCCCTTGATTGGTTACATCACCGGGGGTGACCTTGTGCTGGATGGGCAGGGAATGCAGAATCTCTACAACGGCGGGAACCTTCGGGCCGGGACAATGCGGTGGACAGACTACCCATACCTTACGCCCGGTGAAAATGTGCTAGATATCGAATGCGGCACAGCGTCGGTGGCTGCAACAGTAGAATTTACGCCGACATTTTTATAGGCTTAGGAGGACGTAAATGCTTGAACTGATTACAGCTGAGGGGAATGTCCCAATCCACGATGTAGGAAACAATTATGCCGTTACACATAAATGGAATGGCATAGATACACTGCATTTTGAACTCTATCTGGATGATCCTGCGTTCCCCCAGCTAGCGGAAGAGGCCTATATCTATGAGACAACCGAGGAACAGACCTACGTCATCAAGGGCATTGATGCCGGCAGCAGTACCGCAGACGTGGACTGCCAGCTGAATCTGGAAGCATGGCAATCTACCGCTGTCTTCTACTACTACAACAACACATCCAGCCTGCCTGTGACCATGCAGCAGGTAGTGCCCAGCGGCTGGAGCATGGTCTATGAAACCATGGACACCCAGAGACGGAGTGTACTGCTGGATGCAGGTGGTACCCCGCTGGACATTGCACTTACTGCGCAGGACAGCTACGGATGTGCCATGCGCTTTGACACAGGGCGACACATCTGCACGGTGTACTATCCGCAAGCGAATCCGATCAGCGGGACGTTGCTCACCGAAAGCGCAGCCATGCGTCGGCGTCCAAGCCGCACAGGGAAATCTACTGACCTGGTCACCAGAGTGTACCCCATAGGAGCGAACGGTTTGACCATTGGGCACATCAACGGTGGAAGGGACTATGTGGAAAATCTCCACTATACAGACAAGATCATCTGCAAGGTGTGGAAGGATGAACGGTATGAAAACTCCATAAGCCTCAGAAGCGCCGCACAGGCTCTGTTGGACTCTCTGGCCACGCCGGAGGTATCTTGGGAGGTATCGCTGTTTGACCTGTACCGCAGTGATCCGCAGCGCTGGAGCGATCACAAGGTGGAGTTATACCAGCGGGTGCGGGTGGCATACAACGGCAGCACTATCACAGCACTGATTGCGGAGGAGGAAATCCATCCATATCACCCGGAAAACAATACCGTAGCGGTGAACAGTATCCCGAGGAACTCAATCAACACGATTTCCGGTCTGAAAGACGAAATCCAAAACCCCAACAGTGATTTTAATGCAAAGCGAGATGCGGCCATCCAGAATGCAACGCAGCTGATAGCCGGAAGCCACGGTGGACGTGTAGTACTTGTGCAGGATGAGGACGGCAAGCCCATAGAGCTTTGCATTCTGTCGGATTCCGAGGATCTTGCCACCGCCCGGAGCCTCTGGCGCTGGAACGAGGGGGGCCTTGGGCACTCCGATACCGGCTATAACGGCCCCTTTTCACTGGCCATCACCAAGGACGGGGCCATTGTGGCCGACCGGATCACCGTGGGCACCCTGAACGCCGGGCTTATCAAGGCCGGGGTGCTCACCGATGACCGGGGGAAGAACTTCTGGAACATGGAGACCGGGGAGTTTTCCACCTCCGGCACCATTTCCTCCTATGACAGCCCGGACGGCACCCTCAGCGGCTACCTTGGCTATATGACCGGCGCCACGGAATCCGGCACCACCAGCGGCATCGGCGTGGGCAACGCCTCCGGGGACTGCTATGCCATTGCCACAGGCTCCGGCATCCGGCTTCAGGCCGGGGACTACAGCGTTTACGTCACAAAAACCGGGGTGGCGAAGCTCACGGGCAAGGCCGGAAGCGTGCTCATCACCTCCTCCGGGGACAAGGGCGCCGGGGTGTATATCACCGGGCGGCTGTTCCGGAGAGGCAGCGAGGGCGATGAATGGACAAACATTACCTGATATGGAGGTACAGCAATGAACCAAACCTATTCCCTGAACATGATCCCCGGGGGCAATCCCCTGCGAGTGCCGGTGCGGCAGTTTGACAAGGGCAGCCGCACCATCACCATGACCCTGTGGAACGGCTCCGGCGCCTTTTCGGTGCCCGCCGGGTCGGCCGTCACCGTGGAGGGCACCAAGCCCGACGGCAAGAGCTTCTCCTCCACCGCCAGCTTCTCCGGCACCGGCGTCAGCTTTACGGTGACGGAGCAGATGGCCGCCGTGGCCGGGGACGTTCGCTGTCAGCTGACCGTTACCAAATCCGGCACCATTTTAGGCTCCGCCACCTTCCTTCTGGTGGTGGAGCCTTCGGCGCTGCCGGAGAATCCCGACCTGTCCGAAACGGTTTTCAGCAGCTTCCAGCAGCTTAAAAACGCCGCCCAGACTGCCGCCTCCAACGCCGCCACCAGTGCCAATGCCGCCGCCGCCAGCGCCGCCGAGGCGGACGCCTACAAGCGCTGGCTGATTCCCTACGGGGCATGGCGGCGCTACGACACCGGGGTTTCCACCAACGTCCTCGCCATTGCCACCGGGGAGGGCAACACCCTGACGGCGGAGAAGAACCAGCCCGCCACCATCATGACCGAGGACGCCTCTACCCTGACGAACAGCCCCGTGACCTCCGGGGGCTTCTGGGCCCGGCGGACGGTGTACCCGGTCAGAAATCCCACCGGCAGCGAGCACATCACCGTGGAGCTGGAGGAATACGAGCCGGTGCTGGGCCGCCGGTGGCTGCGCACCTACTACGCCGCCACGGGGAAGTGGAGCGAGAAATGGGTGGAGATCAGCCCGGCCTCCCCGCTGGATCAGATGGTGTCCGGTTCGTCCGCGAACATCAATGACTACACAGGCGCTGGGCTGTACTGGCTGAACAAGACCACGGTGACCAACACCCCCAACGGCGGCACCGGCATGCTGATTGTCACCACAAGCCCAACAAGCAACGTGATCTATCAGACCTTCGTGAGCTTCAACACGGGCAGCGGCTATGTGGCCACCCGGTGCTACACCAACAGCCAGTGGTATGCATGGGATGAGCGCCCGGCACCGGCATCCTACGTTGCGCAGGAGGGCACCTCCGGGGCGTGGCGGTATCGCATTTGGAACGACGGGAAAAAGGAGTGCTGGCTCCGGACGACGCTCCAGCATGAGATAAAACAGGCCAGCGGCAGCCTGTACTACTCATCCACTGTGCCCTATCCCTATCCGGTGAATTTTACCGAGAAACCCACCATGTATGTGGGGGTGCGCAGTGTGAACAACAAGCCAATTTGGGCGATTCCGTCCACCCCGGCCTCCGGGGCGGACACGATTGCAAATGCCTACATGGCATTTGTGACCACTACCAGCACGGCCAGCATCTCAACGGACATCTATATCTACGCCTGCGGCGTGTAAAGGAGGAATCTGGAATGACCATTTTGAACGAGGCCATGGAAGAGATCACCGAGTATGATGCCGCAAAGGGCAGCCTCACCCAGACCGTGCGCATCCGCCCGGATGCGGTGCCCATCGACAACATCACAAAATTTGCCTACACAGATGAGGACTATGAGCCCGTGATGATCTACACGCCCTATGAGGCGGATGCTGCGCCCAGCACCGAGGACACCCTGCTGGAGCTGACGGCGGATCATGAGTACCGGCTGTGCATGCTGGAGCTGAATGGAGGTGAAACGTTATGACGAGTGTAAAAAATCTGTGCCTGCTGCTGATCTCCCGGGGAAAAACCGATGGGTTGCAGGAGAAAATGGACGCCTATCTGGCGGCTGACCGTCTGACCACGGACGAGTATGCGGAGCTGGCAGAAAAGCTGGCGGAAAAGGAGGAAAACGCTTGAGCGACGTTTTAAGCGCGGTTATCACGGCGGTTATCACCGGCGGTGTCACTCTGGTTGGCATTCTGATTTCAAACGGCAAAAGTCAGGCGGTCACGGAGACGAAAATTGACGAGCTGACCCGTGAGGTTAGGGAACACAACAATTTCGCACGGCGCGTTCCGGTGGTGGAGGAACAAATCAAGGTGATTAACCACCGAATCAAGGATTTAGAAGATGCAGAAAAACACGACGATTAAGGAGGGCGTAATCATGGATTTTGGCATTGCTGGCGTTGCGGCTATCACCGTACTCGCCTATCTCATCGGGCAGGGTGTTAAATCCTCTGGTCTGGCTAACAAGTGGATCCCGGTTATCTGCGGAATTGCTGGTCTGGTGCTTGGCATCGTGGCTCTGTACATCATGCCGGATTTCCCGGCGGACGATCCTATCACGGCGGCGGCGATCGGCGCTGTGTCTGGCTTTGCGGCTACGGGCGTAAATCAGATTGCTAAGCAGGCCAAAAAGGAGGATTGACGGATGGGAAAAATCATCGGCATTGATGTTTCCGAGCATAACGGCGTGGTCAACTGGCCTGCGGTCAAAAAAGCCGGTATCGGATTCACAGTCATCCGCACCGGATACGGCACCAGCCACGTTGACAAACAGTTTGCGGCAAACATGGCAGGAGCTGCGGCGCAAAGTATCCCCATCGGCATCTATCATTTTTCCTATGCTCTGACCGCTGCAGGGGCAAAAGCGGAGGCGGCATTTGTCCTCAAGTTGCTGGAGCCGTACAAGGACAAGATCACCCTCCCGGTGTTCTTCGATTTTGAGTACGATACTGTGAACTATGCCAAGAAGCAGGGCGTCACCCTGGGCAAGGAGGCGTTTAACGCCCATACTGTGGCATTCTGTGAGACGATCAAGGCGGCTGGCTATACGACCGGTACATACTACAATCTGGACTATCTCCGCAAATATGTGGACATGGATCAAGTCGGCGGGTATGTACAGTGGTATGCCCAGTATTCCAGCACGGCCAGCGCGGCGGGGCATGACATCTGGCAGTATTCCAGCAGCTACACCATTCCGGGTTGTTCCGGGCGGTTTGACGTCAATCTGCTGGAAAACACAGCGCTGCTGAGGAAAAAATACACCCTCGGCTGGCACAAGGACAGCAAGGGGTGGTGGTACGCCGATACGGAGACAACTTATTATGCAGACTGCTGGGCGAAGCTCGGCGGCAACTGGTACTATTTTGACGAAAAGGGGTATATGCTGATGGATACATGGAAAGTGGACAGCACCGGCACCTATTATCTGGGAGCGGACGGCAAGATGATGACAAACCGCTTGGTGGGACTGGGGGCAGACGGCAAGCTCCGGCCCATGGAGCGGTATTACCATCTGCGCTCCGACCTGCCGGACTACTACCGGAAGGAGATCGACCCGCTGATTGAAGCCGGGAAGTTCAAGGGCAAGAGCGGCACTGGGGAGAATATGGTGCTGGATATGAGTGAGAGCGCATTGAGAGCAATTATCATATTGAATCGAGTGTAATTGGGGGTAAAAATGCAGATCAAAGACTACACAAAGCCGGAATTAGATAGATTTAGAAGTTTATGTAATTTTACAGACACTGAAATGGCGTTTTTTGATCTGAGAGCCAGCGGCGCTACATTAGAGGATTGCTGCGGGGAACTGGATTATTCTATGGGCGGCATCCGGCGTATTTCCGGCAAGGTAAAGCGGAAAATAGATAGGGTTTAGCAAAAACACCCCCACCGAAATGATATGTACCCCCAATACTGGGTACATATCAAAAGGTGGGGGTGTTTTCTTGTGACCCTTAAATGTGATGTGCGCTTTCAACACCCGCACGGATTTGTCCCACAACACGCCGGTGGTGCCGCTGATGATGGTTAGCCTGCCGTACCTCTGGCCAGGGGCAATCCGCTCAGCCATGATCGTCTGCGAGATCGGTGAGATTGGTGTTCGGCATCGTGTATTCCACAGCGATCCGCAGGAGGTTGATTACATATGGCGGCGGGTTCCGCTCACCGCCCTCCCATTTTTGCAGTGTGCGTGGATAGATTCCAAACGCTGCGGCAAATTTAACCTGAGACAGGCCGGTGCTGGCCCGGATGGATTTGACCTGTTCGGCTGGTGTCATTTTTGTCACCTCAATTTTTTAATGTCATCCACCGGTATTCTGGATCATCGCCCGGAATACCGAAAATCATCTGGTATGTGTACTGATCCACAGGCGTTGTAGCAAGGCGCTGGGCGACATCTGCGCTGAGTTTGGGATAATCAGGATTGGTAGCCCATGCACGCCGATCATCAGCGCTGGCACCCAACACGCTGGGAGACGGTGCCGGAATCCACTGCCACACACCGTCCATGCAGCGGAGATACGCCATGTTGGCGCTGCCGATGTTGCCAGTGTTGTAATAAATTGAGATTGTTTTCATTTTTTTGACCTCCTTAGTCTACATTATTCTCACTCCATCAGATGCCCGCTGTATTATCTGATCGCTGTAACCACCACGGCGTTGCGGATGATGATCTCAGCCGGGTCGTTGCCGTACTCGCTGTCATCACCGGCGATCAGGTACATGTGTGCGCCGTCATAGTCCTGCTGACGCGCCAGCGCCTTGCGCACCTCATCAATGTCATCCTCATCGTACCAGAGGTATCCAAAGCCGGTAGCGCAGGTGCCTGAGAGATAGGTTTCTTCGGTGTTTTCCCAGTACAGATCACGGGAGCACCCGAGCTCGTCCCCAACTTTGAGTACACGGTCATCCGTGCGGAGGCCATATACACAGTATTTGTTGTTGTTCTCGATCAGCGCATTCAAAACCAGCTCTTCCATTTTTGGTTCCCCCTTGTTATTAACTGTCTATATTATAACGCCCATCGGGCGGTATGTCAAGCTTTTTTCAAGATTTTTTGAATATTTTTTGAGCAATATATGCGCATTCCAGCTGGCAGATATACGTGCTAACATTAAATCAGGAGGTGAGTAATATGGCCTATGGATATATGCCATATGGCAATCAATATGGCGGCTATACAGGATATGGGAATCAATATGGCGGCTACAATCAACAGCCGCAGAGGACTGAGGTGATCCATGTCAACGGCCAGAATGGAGCACAGGCGCTCCAAATGGCTCCCAATAGCAGTGCTATCGTGATGGATGATACTGCCCCGCTGATTTGGCTCTGTCAGACTGACGGTGCCGGGTACAAAACGGTTAGAGCATTTGATATAGCTCCTCATCAGGACGCACAGACGGCATCTGTCGGTGATTTAGAAAACCGAATTAAACGATTGGAGGAAATTGTAAATGGTAAATCCGCTGAACCAGTTTCTGCCGCAAAGCCAAAGCCAACAAAATAATCCAATGGCTATGATCTCCAAATTTCGCGAGTTTGCGGCGGGAATGACGCCGGACGGCGCGCGAAAGCAAGTGGAGCAGCTCCTAGCCTCCGGGCAAATGTCGCAGGAGCAATTTAATCAGCTCAAAGCGCAAGCGCAAGAATTTTCAAAATTTTTGAAATAACCCCGGTGCGCAACGGGATTATATAAATTACAAAAGGAGTGATACAGTGGAAAACTATTCTCTTTCCGATCTCGCGGCTGTAACCAAGGACGCTGACGGAATGGCGGGCAACGGTGCATGGTGGATCATCATCCTGTTTCTGTTTGTCATCATGGGCGGAGGTTGGAGTGGGTTTAACCGCCAGGGAGAGTATGGACAGTACGCCACGGCGGCATCCCAGCAGGAGATCCTTTATGGACAGCAGTTTGGCCAGATCAATGACCGGCTGACAAATCTCGGCAACGGAATCTGCAACCTCGGGTATGAGATGCAGGGCAATATCGGGCAGCTCGGCAAGGAGGTCGCACTGGCGCAGGCTGGCACCAACACCACAATCATGCAGACTGGGAATGCCATCCAGTCTCAGATTGCTCAGTGCTGCTGCGAGAATCGACTGGCCACCGCAAACCTGTCCGCACAAATTGACCGACAGACCTGCGACATCACTACGGCGATCCACGCCGAGGGTGAGCAGACCAGGGCACTGATGCAGGCAAACGAGATCCAGAGCCTGCGGGATAAGGTCTCTGCTCTGGAGGCTGACAACCGCATGTATGGTGTGGTTCGCTATCCCAACGGCTACACTTACACCGCCGGGCCTTCCCCGTTCTGCGGCTGCAATAGCGGCTGCGGGTGCGCATAACAACGTTCAAAAACCGCTCTAACAGCGATAAGCCCGGGGCGGATTTGCCCCGGGCATTTCTGAAAGGAGAACAATATGAGCTGCAACAGAAATCTTAAAAATCCCCACTATAAGAGCGCCCAGAACGCTTATAACGACGCATCACAGGCGTTTGTTGCCACCGGCACCCCAGTATCCGTGCTGGGCGTGCTCAACACTGATACCGGATGCTCTGTGGATACAGTCACAGGGGGCTTCCGGATCAACGCCTCTGGACTTTACCGCGTATCCTATGACGTGACCTTCACACCGTCAGCTGCTGGCGTGGCGGTGCTCCAGGGACTCAAGGACACGGCAACGCTCCCTTGCCTCAATGCGCAGGAAACGGTAGCCGCTGGCTCTGTGTACACGCTCCACGCAGAGACTACAATATATGTCCCAGTGTGCTGCAATGGCGCTCCAACAATCAGCGCGACGCTCGGCGGTGTAGCAGGCACGGTTTCCCATGTATGCGCAAGCGCCGTAAAGCTGGCGTGAGGTGATCGCCATGAAATCCAAATTGAGCGATTATAAATCCAAGTTGGAGCACGAATTGGCGGAATACCTCGATCAGCCAATCGGGACTAGATCCATGGCCGCTGTTGATGCTATGATCGAGTGCTGGGAGCACGTCAATGACATGGAACATTGTGTATGCCATAGTGAGAAGCTGGACGATCACGCATTGGAGACATGGAATGCCAACATGAAAAACGATGATGGTAGCACCGGTGGACATTGGACAGTAGCCCAGACCACCGACGCGGCAAAAACCGCAGGGGTAGTAATGGAGCACATTACACCGAATGGATGGAATGCCGCCATGAATATGATGTACTCGGACTATTGCAGCGTGGCAACAAAGCACGGATGCAACAAGGTAGAGTTTTACGCCGACCTCGCAAAGGCGTTTTTGTTTGACAAGGACGGCCCGGGGCCGGAAGCCAAGCTGGCAGCATACTATCATGGGATTGTCGTGGGATAAGTGCTAACGATTACGCTAACAATAGACTGTATTTTTGCCTGATTCAGCATGATCCTGCATGATTCCTCGTGGATTTTCAAAGCACAGATTTTCAAACAAATACAGTAAAAAAGTACCGCATTTACACAAATTCAAGTGCAAATGCGGTACTTTTGGCGCGGAAGGAGGGATTTGAACCCTCGCGCCGGTTTCCCGGCCTACTCCCTTAGCAGGGGCGTAAAATGCGTTGCAATTACAAGAAAAATTCGGGATATGCTAACGATTTGCTAACAACAATGCTACTCAGACGTTGCCGCCATCTGATTTACGGCGGCATGAGAAGCGGCGGTATCTGGATGGATATAGCGCTGTGTTGTTGTAAATTTGGTGTGGCGCATAACCTCCTGAATTACGGACGGTGCAATATTACCAAGAGCCAGCGCCGTGGCGGTAGTGTGGCGGCATGAGTATGGCGGGAGGTCTCTGCATCCGGCGCTCTTGACAGCTCTGTGATATTCCGGGTAAAATCGGTCACGATCCATACAGAGGACGTAATCTTTCCGGCTGTTGGAGCAGTCACAGAGTTTGTGGAGCACGGGGGCAATGGATTGCGGAAATACCATGGACGTTTCCTTGCGTTTTTTCGTTTTGAGCCCAGCCCCACGTATCTCGAACTTTTCAAAATCTATCATGTCTTTTTTTAAGATAAACAGCTCCCCGGGCATCATGCCAGTGTAGATCATCAGCAGGATGTAGCCCACAAACGTATCACCGGCGGTGTATGCCGCCCAGAATAGTTTAATCTCGTCCTCGGTGTACGGGGTCATCTCTTTTTCATCCAGCGGCGGAAGCTCAATATATTCCGCCAGATTTGCCCGGAGATGGCCCTCTGCAACGGCCATTTTCAGAAGGTGGGACGCTACAGTTTTCATGTCACGTGCTGGGTAGTATGTGGAGGTCTCAGTGTCCACCTGCCCCTGTAAATCTCCGATGGATAGCTCGGTTACGGGCTTGTCGTACAGGCCGTCCCAACGCTTCCAAGCGATCTCATAGGCCGTCTGCTTAGATTTTCCCAGCTTGGTAAATGCAGCCGAGTGCCATGTTTTATGATAATCGCGGAGTGTAGGCACTTTTACGACAGTTTCCGGATGGCATGACGCATACGCCAGGGCGGCTTTTTTTGTGGCAAATCCGCCCTTCCACTTCCGTGGATAGTGTACCTTCCCATCCTCGCCGATGTAGCGCGGGGCAGACCATATAGCTGTCCACGTTTTCCCTCGCTTGATGGCCGTCCCCTGTCCGTTTCCACGGCTTTTTACGCTTGTGGTTACAGTTAATTTGGCCCCGCACTTTGGGCAGAAATTAGCCCCCTCCGGTGCTTCTGAATGGCATTTCCTGCATTGCATATGATTCTCCCCTTGTGTTTCCGGGAGGAATCTGTTATAATAAATACGCAGATTCCTCAAATCTGGATTTCTCCAATTTGTATCTCCCCGAATTTGCGAAACGCCCTCGGTGCTCGGTACACCGGGGGCATTTTTATTTGATCTTGATAATAACGCGGATGGGGCTCTCGCCTTTGATGACGGTCAACCTGCCATCATCGTCCTCCTCCACCATTTTGTAGGGCCCACCGTACACCTCAGCGGTTATTTTTCTGTTTCCGCTTGCCAGGAGGTTCCGGGCCCTGGTGGTGCTACCTCTCTTAATATAGGCCACCTTTTCTCCATTGATGTGAACAGCAATGGCGTTTGGGTCGGCCTCGTTGTCTGGCTCCGGAACAAGCTCCACGGTCTCTACCGGGTACTCGTACTTATAGATTCTGTCGTACTGCTCATACTCCTCTTTTATTTCCGCGTTTGTCATCTCATAGTCCCAGTTTTCAGCGGCGATTTTTTCTAGACCGTCCATGTGGTAGGCCATCCCGGTGGCCTTAAATGTTACGCCATCATCCTTTTTCGGCTCCTCCTTTGGCTTTTCCGGGGCCGCTGGAGCATCCCAAGAGTGGGGCTGCTTCCTCCACTCGGCCTCTGCCTCCGCGATCTTCTGCCGGGTCTCATCCTGCCGATTTTGATCTTCCGCTTTTTTCTGTGCCCGCTTTGTGCCGGATTTTTGCCACATCAGGGCCCCAATCAGGATAGCGGAAAAGACGAACAACAGGAGCAGCGTACCAACTAATTGCTCCATTTTTAACTCCTCCTATCTTAATATCCCGCACCCAGGGTGCGACAAATCCCAAACAACATAGACCGCAAGGGCCACAAAAAACGCAATTAGCAGCATCGTCATAACAGAGGCCCAAAGGATCATGATTTTGATGGTCTTAGACTTCCGCTTGATCTCGGCTTGTAGCTCATCTATGGTGGACTGCATCCGGGCTATCTGCTCTGTCCTGTCTATGATCCCCTGCTGCCGATCCTTGTCTGTCTCCTCGCGGACAGCTAGCAAGGCCCGGAGCGCCGCTAAATCAGACGGCGGGACTGTTTCCGCGTTGTATGCATTACCGATTACGGCCCGAGCCACAGCCTGGAGCGTGGTGACCCGGAAAGCCTCCGGACGGTCTGGATCATCGGAAAAAATCCGCCGGACAGAGGACATAGACACAGGCTCCCCTGCCATCTCGCAAGCGTCTACTATGGCCTGGTAGGTCAGCCCCTTCTCCATCCGCATTTGCTGGAGCTGCCGTATCAGCTCAGACTGATTCTGGCTCATTCCCATCGACCTTTCCAGATTTGGCGCAATTTGAACGTCAAAGAGCACTAAATGAGCACATAAATGGTATTGATTGGAATAAATGGACTGGTATAATCTAAGCATAGGCACCGCAAGGAGGTGGGGACGATGATGCAGTGCCATGAAGACCTCCCGCCGCTAGAAACGGAAGAGTTTAGACGGAGCCCACATACCATTTTACAACGGCTCAATCACAATATGATTTTACTAAAAATCACGGGAGAGCGCAAGAGGAAAAACGGAAAAATTGATAAAAAATGAAAGCACAGAATAATAGAGCTTGTCTAGGCTTGACTTAGGTGAATTTTTTAACCGAGCTTAGACAAGCATCTATCCAAGCTAGATCAACTGTCCCCCAATTGGAGTAGTTGAGCATTTTGCCGAAAAAACCGACGGGATTTTCCAGTTTGGGCTTTGCTCGGCAAAGCGAGACGAATAGGAGATACATATGGAACAGCAATACCGAGACGAGATCATTAGAATGATACAGAAAGTTAATGACCTAACATTTTTGAGTCAGATATACACGCTGGTAAAACGACATATAGAGAGGGCCGGGGATTAACCCCGACCCTCTTTTTTTAGGTTTTTCTGAAATTGTTCAACCGTGTTTCTGATCACGGCCTGGCTGTTTCCGTCCAGCTCGCTGTACGTTTTCATGATCGCCCGGATTATGTCGTATAGCGGGTTTTCTGCATCATGCAAGAGCTGGTCAACATACGCGGCGGTTTCGTCCTCTGGGAGCGGGTATTTATTACCATCTCCGGTCAGCAGCCACGTTGCCGATACACCAAACGCTTTTGCGATATCTTTAACTAACTTTTCTGCTGGAGCTGTTTTCCCACTCTCGATCAGATAGATGTAGTTTTTCGTCACCTTAACATCTTTGTGATCTGCAAGTTGGGCTTGGGTCATTCCCTTTTCTTGCCTTACAGTCTTGATTCGCCGCCCAACTGTTTCGTTTTCTGGCATTTTTGCACCTCCCCTCTGCTCTTATATAATAGCAGAATCGAATGAAAAAATCAATACAAAAATCTAAAAAACTTAGATTTTTGCTATTGACAAATCTAAAATTATTAGGTATAATGATCTCAGAAATTGAGATTACAAACAAAGCAAAATCACATGGAGGTGAGATCGTGAGAAAACTCCCAAAGCTCGAACGTTACAGCAATCCTACCATTATCGGCAAAGGCGAGGATGCTAAAATCCTCTGGCCCGGTGAGAAAATCCCGAAGGACTTGCGAGGGAAAGAGATAGAGTACCCAGATGAAGAAATGGGACTGGATGGCATGGATCGTGAGACATACACCAACATCATCATTGGTATTTGCAATGAGGCTTATGTGTATGCGACTATCACAAAATGGCTGTTTATCCTAAATGTAGCAATCTTCGCAGGACGGATATTGCTCCGGGTACTTCTGTAAGGACAGAAAACGCACTAAGCATCAGGGCAAGCAACGAGATTACAGTAGGAATCCAGAAATGGAACACTTCCACCCGGTGCTGGTGCAGAGCCGCCCTACCTGATTCCGTGATTACATAACCATCATAATTGCGGACCGGGTGCTTGCGGATATATCCCGAATTCCCCAGATACTGATACAGCTCTTTCCGCCTTTTATAATCCCGGGCAGTAGTCCCGTGAAAAAGACAAATACGCTGTAGCTTATGGTACTGGGCGCTAGAAAGCATGAATATCACCTCCCGTTCCATTTTACCATGCAGGAACGGGAGAAAACAAGGAGGTAAGCACATGGACGATTTAACATTAGAGGGCCTGTTAAAGGGCCACCGGATGATAACTGATGATACTCAGATCATCATCCGGGACAGAGAAAATAATTTCGTGGCTGCGGGTAAGTGGTTTGAGGATGGAATCCTTGAGAAATCAGATAAACCGGTTGAGAGCCTGAGCTATTGGGCGGACCGAAACCGGCTGCACATCAACCTGAAATAAGGCCCTGAGCGGTGAGCCTGAATCGCCGCATCCCATAAATTCCACCGAAAAGGAGGCTATAACATGAGTGAAGAAACCAAGAAAACCATTAAAGAGACCGTGGAAATGCTGAAACAGCTTGACCAGAAAAGCCTCGCACTGGTAAACGCCGGGGCGAAGATGCTTAAAATGCGGGCTGACATGGATAAGGAGGCCAAGGATGAAAACGGCGAATAATAACCCGGTTGATCTGCTCCGAAATGACCCGGATTTCCGGGCAGCGGCATGGAATACCGGAAAGCGCCGGTTCATCCGTGGGAAATGTTCCGTGGAGAACAGCACCGGAACTATGCCGGTGTGGACGGTGTTTTGCCGGGTGCTTGGTTGGCACATCAAGGATGATACATTGGTGATAGAGCTAGAGGGGGCGGTATCATGACAGACGTGGAACTGCTGGAAAGTATCCGGCAAATGGATAAGGCAAACCTGACACCGGCAGAGGCCGCACAGGTGATGCATTGTAGCCCGGATTTGATCCGAGTGGCAGCCAGGCAGAAGCCAGAACTGCTTCATTTCCCTGTTTCCGTTGTTGGAAATAGGACGAAAATACCGAGGATCCCTTTCCTCAGGGCTTACGGGGTGGATGTATGAATGCACCCTGTAAGAATTGCCCGGAACGTCACACCCTGTGCCACAGCGAATGCTTGAAATACATAGCATTCCGCGAGGAACGGGACAGAATCAACCGTGAGAAAGACCGTGATAACCGGGTATACCGGAATCACCGAAGATGGACACCACGCCGGTTCAACGGCGATCAATAAAAAATGGAGGAATCTGCATGAGAATCGAAACACCGAATGACCGGGATCAGAACCGGCGCCGGAAAGCAGCAATTCTGCTGGAGCGGCAGGAGGCGGCGGAAAAGGCCAGGAAAGAAGACGTACTTGGGAATCCCGAAGCATGGGAAGCCGCCTATGAACGGGCGCTTGCCAAGCGGAACCAGGTTCTGCAGGCCAGGGCGGTGATCATTCCGGCGGCGGTGACCCAGCAGGCGGCGGAACCTTCGGCGGAAGCACAGAAGGTAAATAAGAAGATCAGCCGAGAGCTGGCACGGTTTTTGAATGGCATGAGCATCGGTGCAATCTGTGCGGCCATTATTATTTTCGCCATGATGATTTCGGCTGGAATCGTGTAATTTACGAATAAGCTGGCGAGCTGAAACGCAGAAAGGGAAAAATATGGGAAATCAGCAGTACATTGTGCGGTGCGACCGCAGCGGCGTATTCTACGGCGAAATTGAAAGCCGGAACGGACAGGACGTAGTTATGAAAAACGCTCGGTGTCTATGGAGATGGTATGGAGCGGCAAGCCTTATGCAGTTGGCGCTTGAGGGCGTGAACCAGCCAGAGAGTTGCAAGTTCACCGTGATGGTAGATAGCTTGGAGGTCTTGGACGCAATCGAGATCCTACCCTGCACCGATGCAGCCGTAAAATCCATTGAGGCGGTGAAGCCATGGAAGGTCTGACACTTGAGCAGAAGATCCTGGCATTTCTGAATCCCGTCTCCGGCTCCGGCGACGGCT